CAGATACTTAGCCGACTCAGGATCGTTCGCTACCGCCTCGTTGAGCCGGCACGCGGTGGGCAGGTTGTCGATAAGTTCGAGCAAACCCACCCACCGCCCGGCCGCATACCATTCCGCAAGGTCAACGCCGAACTCGCTTAGGAGATCAGCGCGGACCTGCGGCCGGTAGCGGGTTATCAGCTCGCGGAGGCGGTACCTTTTTCCGCGGACCCAACAGTGCCCTCGTAGTACTGGATCGCAGCCTGAACGACGGCGGCAAGCTCGCGCACGGAAAGCTTCTCAGCCCGCAGCGCGGCGCAATCGGCCTCCGACAGCCACTTGCCCAGGGCCTCCCAGTTCGATGCGTTCCGGGACAGGGAGCCGAACACGGTTTCGGCTTCGGTGGATTACAGCGCGAAGAGGTCCGGGAAGGTGATGACCTTGGACCCGGACAGGGCCACACGGAAAGCTTCAGGCTTAGCGACCTCCTTGCGGAGGCTGGAAATGGAAAGGTGGACGGTGGGCTTATCTACAGCCATGGTGTTGCCTCCGGGTGTGAGGGTTGGTTACTTGGATTCGGTCTTAGCGGCGTCTGCCTCGCGCACGGGCGCGGTCTTGGCTTTCTGCTCGGTGAAGCCGTCGCGGCGAAGCTCAGCAGCTTCGCGGGGGACAGCGGTCTCGATGGTCAGCCCATCCTTGATGAAGCGGGGCATGGTGCCTCCTGGATCGTGCCGGGTGTGAGGTTGAAACGGTGCGCGGCGCCACACCCGGAGAACGCCGCGCACCGCGATTAAGGGCTAAGCCCCGGCAGAGAAGCCGAGCGCCAGCTTGTTCTTCACAGCGCCAGTGCCGCCGATGTAGTGACGGACAGGGGTGCCAATCTCGTCATCCGTGAACACGTCGAACGTGTAGGACTGCTGCACCGCGTCACCCGTGCCCCACTTCTGGGAATCCGTGGACGACAGCTTGACCAGGCCATAGCCGCGGCCCATGATCCAGTTGTCAGTCGCGGGACCGTCCGAGCCAAGCACCAGCAGCCGGTATTCGGAGTTGATCGGCAGGTCAGGTTCGTCAATGACGATCTCACCCGTAGCGGTCGCCTGAGTCGTTGCCGACAGGTCGGTGCCGTAGGTTAGTTCGAGCATGTGCTTCCGCCCGGTTTCCAGCGCGGTCATCTTGACCGAACGGGCAACCTCAGTCACATCCGAGCGGACAGGGGAAGCGTAACCGAGAGCGGAAACGTCCTCCTTGGAAACGTCGCGGCCGAACTCGTAACCATCCGGGGTCACCAATCCGAAAGGCAGCCAGCCGGCAGCCTTCAGGTCAACGAGGGTGCCGCCGGCCTCAAAGAGCGTAGTGGGCAGCTCCACCGAAGTCGGGGCGAGGAAAGCGACGGCGCGCTGGATCTTGCGAATCAGGTTCCGGTTGTCGGCTTCCTGCTGAATCGTCTGAAACGTAGGCATAGCGATAAACCCCTTTCAAGGGCTCAGAGTTTGGTTAGATCCCCGAACGGGGTTTAGAGGGGCCGGGACGTTACCAAGAAGGTCGCCACAGCCTTATTGAGAGTGTCTGACTGGTAAGGGATGTCAGCGGGCGTTATGTCCTGCTCGATGCCGTCCAAATGCCCGGACGGCGTTTCGATGTCGGAACCGATAATGGACGCCGTGATGGATTCGAGCGTGTTCACTGCCTGCTGCCCGGGCGCGTAAACCTCGATGGTGGCACGGTCCACACGATCAACGAACCCGCGGGTCCCGCCAGTCGTGTAGATCAGCGCAACAGGGAACGGGCCCTTGATCGTGCCGTAATCATCAGCGGGCACCTGGTAAACGGCGGTAACCGTCTGCCCAAGGTGCGTTGAACCGTTGATGAGGTCAAACAAGCAATCACGAGTATCCGGGAACACGAGAGCGTCAATCATTTGCCCCTCACATTCATAGAAGCCGCAACCCGCAACAGGATCGCGTCCCGGGTGTCCCGCCAATCAGCACGGGACTCACGGACCACAGCACCAGCGCGGCGCTCATTCTTCCAACCCACAGTCACCGTCGCCGGCTTAGCCTCATACTCGCTACGCCCAACAGCCTGCGCGTTACCCGCCAACCGCTGAGCAGCCGCCAACGTTGCAGCACCAACCGCCGAAGACGTGCCAAGATCCTTCAGCCCGGAATCGTCAGCGGAATAGACCTTGTTGATCTTGTGAAGTGCCATCAGGTAGCCACCAATCCGACTTCCCAACCGTCCGGCCACTCAGCCGGCCGACCATCCACAGACCACATGCCAGCCATCCGAGCCCCCACGGGAACGCGGATACGGTCAGCAGGCAGGAACGTGAAACCCGGATCCCGGTACAGGACAGCCGTGGACGACGTAACATCCGAACGGTCAACAGGGTCAGACGTGGCCCGCGGCGCCATAATGCAGTTACGCAGCGGTATTTCCTGCGACGGAAGGGGATTGCCCTTCGCGTCACGGCCACCACCACGAATCACGGTAACGTCAGTGCGGTAGCTCTTCGGGAACCTTTTGACGATGGACTTACCCGGAACGTCGTAACTCTGAAAGGCGTATGCGACTGGGCTCATGCCGTCTCCCATGCGTCCAGCGGGGAGACATACCTGACAGAGAACGGCGAAGTGGACGGGATCATATCGACCGTGAACGCCCCCATACTGTCCGTTGCTGGCGATAAGAGCTTGATCTGCTTCGCAGTAACCCGCAGCTCACCAGGAGTGTCGCCGCCGAACGTTACCGAACCCGTAAACGGGCCCGTCCCATCCTGCCGCTGACGGATCCGCTCAGGGTTCCGAAAAACCTCCTGCACCATCTCCGTCACAACGTCCTTGACGTTACCCAGCAAATCCGGTTCCGTCACCGGATCAGCAGCAAGCCGCGTTACCAGTGACGGAACCTCAGACCGGAGAAGCCGCTCAGCCTTCCCAATCCAGTTAGTGACCTTCGTGAGATCATCGGGCGCGTCGTCACCAATCCAGTCAGCAACAACCTCAGTAGCAGCAGTCCAAGTCACGACGCTCCCTCCAACCTATTTCTTGGTGTAACCGGAATCGAGCAGCGCCTCAAGGATGCTGTCAGGAACCGTTGACACGGCCCCGGAAGGACCGACGACGACGGTGTAACCCTCAGCCGCGGGCGTAGCCTCGGCCTTCAGGTCATCCGCTGTAGTTGCTTTTTTGATAGCCATCAGGGGCTCCTATCAGGCAGCGTTTTTGAAGGCGACGAAGGCCGAAGGATCGTTGACGAGGAAGCCGTATTCGGCCTCAGCCAGGATCGCAACCAGGTTGTTCTCGAACAGGGACACCAGGGCGCCGTTGATCGTGACAGCGGCCTCGGTGGACACCTTGTAGGAGATACCACCGACAGCACCCCAGGCAGCCTGTGACCAGTCACCGGCGAAACCGTAGGTCTTGGAGGTGGCGTCGTAGATGCCATCACCAATGAACGCCTGACGGCCCAGCAGGCGACCCTCACGGACGGGGCCGGCAGTCTCAGTGAACGGCGACTCAACGAACAACGGCCGGTTGGCGGTGTCCTTGGAACCGTTCAGGACGGGCTCGAAACGGTTGTCGAAAGCCCAGCCGGTCAGCTTCTTGCCAGCGTTCACAAGGGTGGACAGGCCGGCGTTCAGGTCGTCATAGACGGCGGTGAAAGCAGGGGTCGTTCCCGTGAACTCCTGGGTGCTCGAACCTGTAGCGAGGTTCGTAGCGAACGGGGAGTTGGTGCCGTAGAACGCGGCGGCGTCGAACGCGGTAGCAAACGCCTCAGCGATCTGCGGGCGAAGCAGATCCATATATCCGCCCGGGTTGGCGCGGACAACCTCAGCGGAAACCACAGCAATAGCGGTCAGCTTCTTCGGATCCATGGTCTTCAGGGCAATGCTGCCCTTAGACGCGGGCTTCTGCGCGCCTTCAGCGGTCCACCCGGCAGCGATCTTGCCGGTAACAACCGGGATCGACTGACCGTTGATGCCAAGCGGCACCTGCGGGGCGAGACGCTGAACCACAGAGGTCTTAGCGGCCTGCTCGAAAATAGCGGCCGACTGATCACGGTTCAGGAAACCGGAAAAGTCGGAGGTCTTGGTAGCGGCAGTGATTGCCATCTGATTCTCCTAAGTAGGTTTGGCGCCGCTTACGCGA